GCACCACTACTTGGCTCATTTCGCCATAGTTCGTCAAACTCGGCAAGCAATTCACGTGTTCTCGACCATTCTTTCGGCTCTGGTGCTTTCTTATATTCTTTTTTGTCCATTATTTTGGTTGTGATGGCTTTCACTTGCTCAATTATTTCGTCCGATGGCTTGTTTTCCAGATAGCTTTGCTCCCACTTCTTATATTTTTCTTGAATAGCCTCTGACTCAACTTGCTCCTTAGCCTTTTTTAAATCGTTTTCAAATCTATGCAAAATTTTAAAAATAGTGGTAATGTCAAATGAATGAAACAACTCAATTTCGGGATATTTGCCCATTTTAAAGTTGTTAAACGCCATGACGATGTGTTGCACAGACCAATAGTAATATTCAGAATAAATCATTTGCGCAGCTTCAGCAATCTGGCTTTCGCTCATGTTCTTAGAAACATTTAAAGAAACGATTAAGCCATCGATTGTGCGTTCAATTACCTTTGAGACAAAGCCATCGCCCTGCTCTTTTCTAATCGATGCCAATGGAGTCGGACTGCTCGTTATTAATTCTTTTATCGTTCCCGAATACAACTTCGGCGATGTACTGGTCGGCTTGTCTAATGCGTTGCTCGACTGCATTTCTGTTCTTTTCAAATTCTGATTTTCCATTTTTTATAGTTTGATTGTCCCTTTTTTCCCAATTTTTGATGGCAGCCGCCCAGTTTAAATATTTAACTCCTTTGGACTGCGAATATAGCAAAGCGCTTTCATAATACTTAGCAAGTTTTTCTCGTTCCCAATCTGGGAACGCCTCTTTAAATATTTTTTTTTCAAAATAAATAGAGTTTTCAAATGAATGTTTTTTAGTGAGAGCCAATTCAACAGAATTGGTATTTACTTTTACTTTACTTCTATTTACTTTACTTATCTTTACTTTAGATGCGTTTCGTACATGTTCGGAATGTGTTACATTTTCAGCAACATACTGATTTTCACGCCATTGTTTCAAACGTTCTGCGGTTTTTTCTTTTTTTATTTTGTAGTTTTCACTAAACTTTAGCAATTGTTTGTTGAAACTTTCGCCATTGTTTGACGATATTAGTCCAATACTTTCCATAAACGACCAACATTTGTCCAACTTTTTTCCAATATTAAGTTGCTTTTTTAGTACCGCAGTTTTGATTGGCTTTTCTTGTTGGGCAAACTTTTCTAAGGCAGTATAAAACAAGCCGAGACCCTCATAGCCATAAGCCATGAATAGTTCTGTTACCTTTTCGTCATTAAAGGAGTTTGAATCGTGTAAAAAATATTTCATGGATGTAAAAAAATAAAGCCCAACAAGTCGAGATTGTTGGGCTAAGGTTAGTAGTGATTAACCTTTAAATAATTTCACTTGTTCTCGACTTCAAATGAAATTATATTGAATTCAAATATCGGTAATTAATCCAATAAAACGAAATTAATGCCAGATATTTTTAAAACTTTTATTTTGCCAGTCTTAGCCATGTGATATGTCCACTGGGTTGTTTTGCTATTCTTTTTAGCATACTCGCTAAAGCTAATCAATTTGGAAATGTCTATTTTCATGCTCAAATATATTATAAATTTTACAAATTACAAATAACAAGGTTTCTGGCCTCGTATTTTTTTAAATAAACTGATTGGTCAATGTCATCGTGTTTAACTGAGACAAGCGCCTTGTTGCCCATGCCATAATAGTATGCAGCTAAACGAATAACAAAAGACCTTTGGACATTAAATTTGGCCGCAGTTATTTTGACGCTATTATTCTCAGCAATCAAAGACTCAATTATTTTAGCGTTGCGCTCCATATTGTTTGACATAAAAGGATGTTTGGTCTGCGATTACTTTAATTGCGTCAATGCGGTCATATAATGACTCCAAATACTTGTTAAGTTCGTCAATGTCTTCGGTTATTTTGTAGCCGTTAGACGATGCGATAATGTTCGGAGCGGTTGTGCGTCTCAAATAGTTCATTATCACTCGGATTCTGGAGTCGGCCAAATCAAAGTCGGTGTCATTACCAGAGCGCTCAAAGATTAGTTTCCTCAATTGCTTGTTAGTGTAAAATTTATTTGTTTTTCTTAACACCGCCTCAATGAATTTAGCGCATCGCTTCTCATTGTCTGTGATTTGATAGGTTAACTCCTCAAATAATGCTATCATAAATTTAGTTCTAAGTTTTCGTTTGGTTCTGGGATGTAAACGTTTAAAAATTCGGTTGCCCACTGCTGCACCTCTGCAATAAAATCCATAAATTGACTGGTCGATAGTTCACTGGTGCTTTTGATTCGCTCGATAAACTCGCCATCTGTGTTGGATTCGTTTGTCTTTAGGAATCTAAATTTCAACAAGTCGTGAACTTGCTCATTGTTTCGATAGTTTTCAAAGCCTGCGTCAATCAATCCCGCCTTAACAATAGGCAAAACAACGCCATGATAATAAGCATTTTGATTGTTTGAACGCTTTTTCGTGTTCTTATCCAATATGATTGAAACCTCTTTGCCGTTTAACGATTCAATATGCGCATCAAACATGCTTTTGTTTAAAATTCTTAGACGGCCGTCCTCAATTTTACCAATGTATTTAGCTTTCATATAAATAAACTTAAAATAATGCCTGCAATCATTGGTAAAATAATAAACACAAAAGCTAAAACCGAAATAAACCACAATAATTCGGCAAAAAATTCTATTGATTTTTTCATAACAATTCTTTTATATCTGTTTTTAAAGCCTGCGCAACTTTAACCAGTGTCTCCAAAGTCATGTTTTTACCTTGCTCAACTCTCTGGTAAGTGCTGCGATTTAATTTGTTCTCGAATGCGAATTGCTCGGCTGAATTATAGCCGAGTTCAATTCGTCTGTTTCGAATTTTGATATTGATTTTATATAAGTCCATCGGATAAAAGATTTATAATTTCTAATTGATTTGCTATTTGCTTTTTTTGGTTCTCAATTAATTTATCCCTAATTTGCTCAGACTCTTTGTACTTTACAACCAGTCTTCTGTAGTCTTCAATGATTTCTTTTAGTAATTCAATTAACTTGTCTTTATTGTCCATGATTTTTAGTTTATTTTACCAATTGTTTTAGTTACTTGTTCGTGATAGTTTGCCAGATATTCTCGACACTGAATGACTTTAGCATAAATCTGCTCAATGATTTCGTCTGAGTGGTCAATCGTGTATGCGAGCCAACGTTGGTTTGCAGGCAAATGGTCATAACTTACGGCCTTGCCATAGTTAACATCCTCTGGCGTGTTCATAAGCGCATAGAACAGAATAAATTGCTTGCGCTTAGTAATTTCTAAATAACCTCGACCCTGCCAAACATAGTCTTCATTGATTCCAGATACATTGTCTAAAAATGTTTTGCGGTTAAATGGACACTTTATGTCTACGCAAATGTCTTCTGTCGGCAAAACGTCTGGCTCTCCGATAATATACTCATTCGAAAATATATCGATGTTCTTTTCAGCAAAAGGAAAGCCAAGTTGCTCGGCCATAAACTGAATGGCTTCGGCCTCAACGGCCTTGCCTTTTTCAGTGTATTTAGAATGTATTTCCTCATGGTCATCTGCATACCATTCATGCAAATATGTTTTGCATGTCGCAGACAACTCGCCCTCTTTTTTTGCTTTGCCCATGATTTTGGAAATCTGTGAGCATCTTATTTTAAATGGTCTCATATAGCCTCATCCATTAACATTTCTCTTTGCTCTTCTGTGATGTCGCATTTAGCCTCAACGTCTAAAATTGTGATTTCGTTTTTAGCCAATTTTTCAACAATCTGTTTCCATGCCGCCGAACCTTTAACCAATGCAATTTTTTTAGGCTTTGTTTCTTGCACTTTGCCATGTGTGTTTGTTGTGTCGCTATCTTTTGTATCGTCCAGAGCAAACATACCCCCAAGCGCAAATTTTCGAGCGTAACTCGATGACGAGCCAAACGACTGCGAAATGTCCATGCCTTTGCGGTTTGGGTCAATGCCTGCGCATCCAGTTGTCGTTACAACGATTCCATTTGGCAATGTTAATTGGACGCTTGACTCGCAATAAATTAATCCGCCCGCCTCTTTGATTTGGTCTGAAATAGTTAACATGCAACCATATTTTAAAAGATAAGGTTTTAGCGCTTCAAGTATATCCTCGCAATTGCGATACTTGTATTTTCCAAAAGCATTAAACTGATTTTTCGGTGCTTTTAATTCCGATTGAATTTTGATAAGTTCTGACATTTTTTTAGGTTTTTTAGTGATTTGTAAATTTAAACATTTAAAGTATTTAATCAAATTTTTTAGCGAATATTTTTAAACAATTCGTAATGGTCTCGCAGTTCTAATTTGATGACTTTTTTTTCTGTCATTTCCAGTTGCGCCCGAATGTGTTTTGCCCAACGTTCTAAACTGATATTTGCATCCTCTGGCTTTGTGCCAGTTGTGGATTGAACGAAAACAACTTCTGTCTTTGGACATCCGTCCTCTTCTTGTCTGTGTGGATAGGTATGGATTAACTTCATGATTTGATTATTTGATTGATTAAAGTTTGGTTAACTAATGAGCCACATTTTTCAATTAGATGCAATTTGTCCGCATCGCTTTTATAATGAATTGGCAGTTTGATAATGCCATGACATGCGAGCAGCGTCATTGCTTGGTCTGCTGAGTCTGGATAATAGAGAGGCGCATAACAATTAGGCATTGTGAATGTCTCCCAGTTCAATTTAATTTCGAACTCGTCTTTGATAAAATGCGCCATGAATGGCTCTTCGATTCGTTCTATTAAGACAAAACCTTGTTTGCTTAATACTTGCGCAAATGCGTCAATGTTTGTTGCTATCATTTTATGCGTGTGATTTTAAAGTGTTTGCCATTATCATAATAAACCTCAAATTCAAAGTCTCTGTTTCTTGTTTTTCTGTAATAAGATACCAGAGAGCGTTGGTTTTTGATTTCGATTTCACTTACCGAATAATTCTCGCCAAGTTTCATTTTGCCAATGATTGTCTGGTTGTAAGTTCGTGAAATGTCGCCCGCTTTTTTTCTTGCATGTTCTCTGACATATTTCATGGCCTCTCTGAGTTCAATAAAATTGCATTCGACTGCATGTTCTTTGCCGTCAAAGGCGTAAACCAAAACTTCGTTTCCGAATTGCTTAATCATGTAATCGACTCCATTTTCTTTGGCTTCGATTTTGCCTTTTAGTCTAAAGTTTACCACTTTTTTCCTTAATTAAATTGTAAAACAAATCATATTTATTCT